CATCTCGCGCAGCTTTCTGCCGCCGCGCTGGATAAAGAGCGACGTTCGCGCAGCGCGAACGGCAGCGGCATTCGCGCTTCCGCGCGATGTCTGCACTTTGTACGTTATGTTCGTGGGCGTTACCGCCTCTCCCTGCGTCGTCGCTCGAACCAGCCACTCGCTGCGCGTCGTCCCGATCAGCAACCCCTTATCGTGCGGCGCCATCCAGCGAATAGCATTCACGTCATCCGAGTTCAGCAAACCCGACACCGCATTCGCGCTCGAGACGGTGCCATCTGTGGCCGAGGGTGAGAAGTTCGTGTACTGCCCGACGTTCGACCCGTCGAAGCGCTGCGGGAACGACGAGGCGCCGGCAAAGTACAGGCGATCCTCGTAGAATGCCGAGCACGCCGGCCACCCGGTAGTGTCGGACCACACCCCCATGCGCCAATTAAGTTTCGCGTTCGTGTTGGTGAGCGTCGACAGCACCGTGGCGTTGACGTGTGTCGTGTCGGTGAACGCTGTGATCTGTACGTAGCCCCAGGTCGTGCCTTCTTGGAGCCGAATGAGCCGTCCGACATCAGTCGACACGAATCCTGCGCCGCCGTTGATCCCCGTCGTCGCGCTGGCGGTGATTGTGATGTTTCCTGTCGCCGCGCTCGGCGTAAGCGTTGTCGTTGTTTTGTTCAACACGTCGTACGGCCCATCGGTGAACACCAGCGGCGCAATCGACCACGACAGAGCCGAAGCGCGCGTGAGTACCAGCGGGTTAGCACTCGGGTGCGTAATGTACACACTGTCCGCAGATTGCGTGAAGCGCACTTGACTGATAGGATTGGCGGTCAATCCTGTTGCGACTTCAAAAATCTTCGCCATGCTACCGGAGGTGAACGTGCCGAAGTTGGTTGTGTCTATAGGCGTGTATATCGGGTCGAACAGATTGCCTTCTGCCGTCCACAACTCAAACGTGTTCGCCGTAGGATTTCGTACGGTTATTTCTACATTATTGAGTTGCGTCATGCCAAGTATGTCGTGAAGCTGAAGTCGTGCCTGATCCACGTAGCCGTGTGCGTTTTTTGTCACAACACCTGTAGCTGCCTTCGTGATTGACGTGATGCTCTGCGATGCTTGCGTCAGTATGCCGTGGTCCGTGTAGAACCGAATCACGCCGTCGAAATTGTTGTACTCGAGGACGTACGTGTCGGTCGTCGAGAACTGAAACGGGAAGAGACGCGTCGGCTTGTCGCTGTACTTGCACTGGTGCAGGAACGCAGTGCCGGGGCGGCGTGTCCACGGTCCCTGCACGAGCGGCAGCCCGTTCAAGCACACGAACATGCCGTTGCCGTACTTGTCGAAGTCCTGGCGCCCGAGCAGCAGGCTACTCAGTTCGCCTGAGTCGAATGCGTTCTGGATCTTGGAAGCGCGTGCCATCTACAGTCTCGCGTTGACCCACGAGTCTTCAGGGAAGCGCTGCGCCGGCTTCTCGATCGCGCCGATGCGCTTCGCTTCGCCGATGGCGAAGTTGTAGTCCTGCATCAACGAAGTCTTCAGTTCCGTGCTGCCGGTGACTTCCTTGCAAGTGTCGTGCGCCATCTTGCTAGCGACTGCCTCGCGGAACAGCGGATCGTACGCGTTCGGATCGAGTACCTTGGCGACGTAGCGGATGTCCAGGGGCGACGCGTCTGCGGTGATGATGAACGTGCCCTCGCCCTCTGTGCCACCCTCGATGCGCCAATCGGTCGCCTGGTTGCTCTCGTCGTCTCGCATCAACTTCAAGAAGTCATTCGGGATACTGTAGCGATTCCATTTGCCCCAAGCGGTTTGGCTGCCGTCGGCCGCGATGGACGCGCGCCGAATCGAGAATCCCCAATCGTACCGGCGAAGCTCCGCGTCGCGGATGCGATCGTAGGCGAGGTTCATCGTGCGCGCGTTGGGATGGTCTTGATCGACCGACTCGAGCTTGCGCGAGACACCTAGTTTCTGGAGCGCCGCATTGTATATGCCTACTTCGGACGCAGCCATATTACCTCCGGTTCATGCCGCGAGGCGGGCTGGCGAGGAAAGGGTTCTGAGCCATCGACGCAGGACTTCCCGCCACCGCTCCACTGTAGATTAGGTTGGCAGCGTTCCCGGTCAGGACGAAAGGACCGACACTGGCAGGGACGACGTAACCGTGCTCGAAAGCACTGGCGACCCCGGTTTCGACGAACGTCCCGAGGGCCGCGCTAACTACACGTCCCACAAGTAAGTTTATCACGTTGCCCGTCTCGGCGAACGTGCCCTTGGCGGCCGTTAGGTTGTAGGTGCGTACCGAGCCGGCTGCGTTGCCGGTTTCGACGAAGACGCCGGTCGCCGCGGAGACGACGTAACCGTGCAACAGATTCGCCGGTCGGCCCGTCTCGGTGAACGTCCCGGTGGCCGCCACGAGATCGTCGTTGTGCTGTAGCGCCGCGGCAATGCCCGTCAGGACGAACGCGCCGGTGGCCGCCGGTAGCGAGTACGCGTTCAGCGAATTGTCGGGCCAGCGCTGCGGCAAGCGGCGAACGGTAGCCCACCGCGCGGGCCGGACCGCCTGCTGGATATTCGCGGCTGCGGCCCCGGCAGCCTGAACTTCGAACGCAATAGAGGCCCACGGAGCAGTCCCGGTGATCGTCCACTGGAATGTACGCGAGGCATTCCCTGCTGCGTGCGATCCGCCGACGCAATCCGTCGGGTTATTGTCAACGAAACTCTGCGTCTGCGTCGGGGTGTTGATAGATGTCGAGGGTGTGGACGCCACTCCATCGAACCCGGAATTAGACGCGCCGATAGCCGTAAGCGTAACCGCCGCGGTCGTGCTGCTGCCACTTGCCTTCTGCACGCCAGCAAACGGTGTCGTTTGGTTCGTGCCATTGAACATGTGCGCGCCGGCGGCGCTGCTGTGATTCAGCCCCGCCGTGAACGTCACGACAACGTTGTTGACTCCAGTAGCCGGAGCGATCTTTTGATAGACCGCCATCTGGAGTGTCGTGCCGTTGTTCGATGTGTCGAGCGCAGTACATGCCGCGCCCGCGTACGTAACCGTAGAGATTACGTCATCGGTTTGGTTGTGGGCAATACAGACAGCAAGCGCATCGCACCCCGTCCCGTCGATCGAGATGGTGATGGTGCTGACGCCGCCGGCAGAGTCTGCCGATGCGCCGCGGACAAATAGGTCGGCCATCTAGGCCGGCCTTAGTTCAGCGCTTCGATGCCGACCCAAACAGGAGCAACGGTGTCGGTGCCCGCGCTGCGCAGCGCCTGGAAGAAGAGGCCGTTCGTCGAGACAGTCGAGTCGAACGTCGAGACGACTGTACCGCCCGCAGACGGGAAGCCGAGATTCGCGCCGACCGTCGAGAGCATCAGGTCGATCGGGAAGTGGAACATGCCGCACATACTCATAGTGGCGGCTGTGCCAGTCGAGCGGCAGATCGCGTAGCCTTCCGCCATGACGAGGAACGGACCGACCGAGGCGATCGCCGCCTTCGTCGCCGAGACGACGTTGACCGCCGCGGCGTCGGCAGAGCCGTACGCCATGCCGACAGCCCAATTCCCGGCGGTGCCGGAAGTCCACTTCAGCAGCGCGGTGAGTTTGACGGTCTTGCCGACGGTCCAGTAGTTCGCCGGGAAGTTGCCGAGCGGGTTGCCGGCGCCCGGCGTCCACAGCATTTTCTGCGTGGTCGCGAGCGTGATGTTACCCAAGTCGGCAATGACGTAGGGCTGTCGAAGGTCGCGATATAGAGGGCCGTCCATACGCCTATCCGAAGTTCAAGTTGATCCACGTAGCGAAGGCAAGCGCCTCCGGCTGCGGTACTTCAATGATCGCGCCCTGATTCGACACGATGCGCAGATTGCCGAGCGTGGTGATCTCGGCCCTGGCGGTACTGCCGACGGCGGGCACCGGCGCCCCGATGGCAGCTTGAGAGGCCGCGTAGGCAGCGGCGTAGTTGGAGGCGGCGGACATTTTAGGCGATCGTCAGGATGCCGTTGACTTGATCGAGGTCGACCGTGAATGTCTCGAGCGCGAGCAGCGTAACCGCCGAGCCGTAATCCCACCAGCCGATCAGCGGTCGCGTAGCTGCCGCGCCACCGGTGTTGTTGTAGAGCACTGCGTAGCGGAACGGGCCGAAACCGGTCGTCGCCGTGAACACCACGTCGTTGCCGACGAGTTTGTAGGTACCCCCGGATTGCGCGCTCGAAGTGATCGTAACCGCGGCGCCGCCGGCCGTGTAGCCGCCACCGGTCGTCAGATCCAGCGCGTTTGACGTGGCCTCGAGGCGAAGATCGGTGCTGGTGTCGAACGTCACGTCGGCCGCGTTCGGCGACGTGTTCGTCAGCATGATCTTGAGCGAATCACTGCCGAGGTTGTGAACCTTGTTCGCGACGTCCGCTACGAACGTGTTGAACTTGTTGAAAGAGGCCACTTAGCCCCCGAACTTCTGCGCGGCGGCCTTGAGTTCCGCGAGTTTGCCCTCGTACTCGCCCTTCAGCACGGAAACACCCTCTTCCGCGACGGAAAGTTCGCGCTCGCGCGTCGCATTCACCGCTTCGCGCTCGGCAACCGCCGTTTCGCGCGCCGTGACGGCCGCTTCGGAGCGAATGAACACCTTTTCCCGCTCGGTTTGCGCCAGATCCACGTCCTGAAGCCGCGCGGCCTCGTCCTGAAGCTGCTTGGCGCGCGCTGCCGCGCCCTCGAGCGCCGCGTTGACGGTTGCCTGAAGCGCAAGTACGTCGGTTTGCGCCGCCAGGGTGCGTTCTTGGGCGGCGGACGCCGCCGCCTGCGCGTCGTCGGCGGCGGTTTGCGCCGCCTGGATGGCCGCGAGGCGCGCGGAGGCCGCGGCCGGGTCGGTGACGAGCGCCAGAAGCGCCATTACACCGGCTTCTGCCGGGGAACCTGTCTTGCCGCTCATGGAGATCATGGTTTTCCTACGCCACGTCGATCAGCGATAGTTTGTCGCCGACTCGAACCGTGAAAAAGAACAGGCTGTTCGCGGGGAGGCGCAGGTTGCTGGTCGTCGCCACCGGGGCTACGCCGAATGCAATGCAATGTGCTTGCGCGGCGGCTGTGCTCACCGCCACAACGCGAGTCAGAGTGTTGAACGTCGCCGATTCGGCGTGAGTAGCGCTGGTCGTAACGGTCTGATCGGCGATGCCGGGTTCGGCCGGCGCCTGTACGACCTTGCCGGCATACGTTACGCCGATGTCCTGGTACTCTCTGATGTATGCCGTTGCCACTTACCCTCCGTGCATCTTGCGCAACGTCTGCGCGAGGTTCGCTTGCCGTTTCGTCTGCGTGCTGGCTTTGCTTCCCGGCGCCAGAACTTGCGCCGCATACCCGCCGACGCTATCGCCGTGCGCCTTGGCCTTCGCGGTGAAAGCACCAGGATGCTTGATCGCGCCGGCGATCCAGTGCTTTCCGGCCACTGTTAGCTCCCCGCCTTCCTCAGTCCCGAAGTCGCCGCGTTCGGCACGTACGTCGTTTGGTGCACCGGCGTAGCGGGCGCTGGCGCCGGATTGGGCCGGTTTCCAGCTTCGGAAGCGTCGTGCGCCACGTTACGACGCCGACGTTACCGGCCAGAGTCGCGCCGTCTCGATACGGCTCACCATGAGTTCGAGCGCCGCGAGTAGGCGCTGCTTGCCCTCCTGGCCGGCGAAAACAACGGTGTCGAAATTGATCTGAACGAGGTTG